TGTGGTGTGGTATATCCAAGGACTAAATTAATTCAGAGGAAGCGAAGCTTCCAACCTTTTAGGGCTTCCCCTTGAGGGGAAGCTGTCAGCCGAATGGCTGACTGATGAGGTGCCGTCCGGACAAAAACATTGCTATTGCCACCGCCTTTTTGATGCGCTGTGCGTTGGGTGGTTGGGTGGCAATAAAAATGGATCAGGCCAGAAAGCACCTCATCCGTCACGCCACATTGGCTTAGCCAATGCTGCCTTCGGCAGAAATGGCGTGCCACCTTCCCCTCAAGGGGAAGGCTTCAAAAGGTAGAAACCTACGGTTTCTTTGAATTTGAAAGGAGAAGAACATGAAGAACGCAACGGAGATTTGGGCTCTGTATGAAAAGGGCCAAGAACACCATCGGCGCATTGATTTGTATGCGGCGACCGAGCGGGCCCACCGCTTTATGCTGGGCGAGCAATGGGAGGCGGGCGAGGATTACCCCGTGATGAACCTGATCGCCCCCACCGTGAAAAACAAGGTGGCGACGGTGGCGCAGGGGCAGGTGGCCATCACCTTTACCCCGCAAGGCTCGCAGGAGAGTCGGGCGGCGCAGACGGCGCTGTGCGAACGGCTGGGCGAATTTGCCGCCTCACGCTGGGAGAGTTTCAAACTCGACACGCTGGCCTGGCAGACGGTGCGGGACGCGGCGGTGGCGGGGGACAGTTACCTGTACTTCTATGATGCCGACGGCCGTGCTGAGGTGCTGGATAACACCAACATCTATCTGGGCGATGAGCAGTGCCGTGACATCCAGCGTCAGCCCTACATTTTGATTGCCGAGCGCCGTTTGGTGTCCGACGTGGTGGCGCAAGGGCGCAAGGCCGGCGTAAAGGAAAAGGTGCTGGCCGAGATCGCGCCCGACGACAGCACGGGGCATTTGCTGTCCGAGCAAGCCCGTGCCGAGGTGGGCGGGGATAAGTGCACCTGCCTGCTCTATCTGTATAAGGACGAGGCGGGGTATGTGCACACGGTGCGCTCGACCCGCTCCTGCATCTACCAGCCCGACCGTGCGCTGTGCGCCATCGACGGGCAAGGGCGTGTGACGGGGGGACTGACCCGTTATCCGCTGGTGAGTTTTGTCTGGCAGTCGGTCAAGGGCAGTGCCCGCGGCCGCGGTGAGGTGGCGGGGCTGATCCCGAACCAAATGGAACTGAACAAGACTTTGGCCCGCCGTGCGCAGGCGGTACGCAACTTTGCCTATCCCAAACTGGTGTACGATAAAGACCGCGTGGACAGTGTGGAGGCGCTGAGTGAAGTCGGGGCGCAGGTGGCGGTGGACAATCTGGCGGGCACGCCGGTGTCCGACCTGATCAGCTATCTTTCGCCTGCCCCCATCGGCTCGGCGGCCGAGCGGCTGACCGATGAACTGCTGGGGCTGACCCGTGAACTGGCCGGCTCGGGCGATGCGGCGGTGGGCAGTATCGACCCCGAAAAGGCGTCGGGCGCCGCCATTTTGGCGGTACGTGACTTGGCGCAACTGCCCCTCAACGAGCAGATCGCCACCTACCGCCAGTTTGTTGAGGACATTGCCTCGCTGTGGCTGGAAATGTGGTGCATCTACCATCCCGAGGGCTTGACCCTGCTGTTGCGGGACGGCACCGAGGAGTTTGTGGAGGCGGCGGCGCTGCGGGATCTGCGCGTGGCCATTCGCATCGACATTTCCAGCGAGTCGCCCTATTCCCGCTACGCGGCGGCGCAGGCGCTCGACGGGCTCTTTAACGGCGGGCACCTCACGCTTGACGAGTATGTCAGTCTGCTGGATAGCCATTCGGCGCTTCCGAAAGGAAAACTGGAACAGTTGCTCGCTTCGCGCACCGCATCTATAGAATAGGAATAATTCCTAATTATTCAGCATTCATCATTCATCACTTATCATTCATCATTTTCAACGGCTTACAGAGAGCCTTCAGAAATGCGAAATGATAAATGAGAAATGATAGATGGAAAATAAATTTCGCAACTCTTATGCGTAAAAAAGGAGAAGAAATATGGAACAGCAAGTACAGCAAACACCCCAAGAGAATTCGGCCTTTGCCGCCATGCGCCGTGCCAAGGAGCGAGCCGAGCAGGAACTCGGTACGCTCCGTGCCGAGCGTGAGAGTTGGCAGGCCCAGCAGGAGGAACTCAAGGCGCTTCGCACCGCTCGAGATCGCGCGACGGTGGAGCAGGACATTGCCGCCATCAAAAAGGTATATCCCGATTTTGCCGCGACCGGCATCGAGGATCTGCCGCAGGACTTTGTCCACATCATGGCCACCGGCCGAGTCGATGCGCTGACCGCCTATGAGATCCTTCATGCGCAAAAAAACCGCAACACCCCCACCCCGCCGCCCGCACCCGGCGCCGTCAACAATGACGGACATGGTGTGCAGGAGTTCTATTCGCCGGCGCAGGTCGATGCGCTGACCGATAAGGACTTCAAAAAAGATCCGGGACTTTTGAAACGAATTCAGAAGTCTATGACCAAGTGGAAGTAATTCAAAGGAAGCGGAGCTTCCAACCTCTTAAAGGCTTCCCCTTGAGGGGAAGCTGTCAGCCGAATGGCTGACTGATGAGGTGCCGTCCGGACAGAAGCATTGCTATTGCCACCGCCTTTTCGATACGCTGTGCGTTGGGTGGATGGGTGGCAATAAAAATGGATCAGGCCAGAAAGCACCTCATCCACCGCCAAGGCGGTCCCCCTTCCCCTCAAGGGGAAGGCATTAAAAGGTAGAAACCTACGGTTTCTATGAATAAAAAAGGAGAATTTTATCATGGCTTACAACAATTTCAAACCTATCGTATGGTCCAATCACATCCAGACCGAGCTGGAGAAGGCATCGGTGATGCAGGAGGACTGCAACACCGAATTTGAGGGCGAGGCCAAACACGCCGCCCGTGTAAAGATTCTGGGCGTGTCCCGCCCCACCATCGGCACCTACACCGGTGAGGACATCGGAGCGCCCGAAGAGGTGGCCGATACCGAACAGTATCTCGACATCGATCAGGCCAAGTATTTCAACTTCGGCGTGGACGATGTGGACAAGGCGCAGTCGATCGAGGGCCTGATGCCGGCACTGATGCAGGAATCGGCCGCCGCGCTGGCGCAGGAGCGTGACCGTTTTATCGCTTCCAAGGCCGTCGATGCCGGCAAACTCTCGGCCTCGACCGCCATTTCCGATGCCGCCGCGGCCAAAAAGGCGGTGGACGACGGCTTTGTCTACCTGTGGGGCAACGATGTCAAGATCAACGACGAGGTGGTCATCACCGTCACCCCTTGGTTCTACAACCTCTTCAAGGAGGCTCTGACCGACTTGTATACCGATAATGTCGATCTGATCAAGCGCGGCATTGTGGGCATGTATAACGGGGCAATGGTCAAGATCTCCACCAACCTGCACAACGACGGTACCGACGACTATCTGATGATCCGTACCAAGAAGGCCATCGCCTTTGCCGGTCAGATCAACCAGACCGAAGCCTACCGTCCCGCCCAGCGTTTCCAGGATGCCGTTAAGGGTCTGGATACCTACGGCGCCAAGGTGGTTCGCCCCAAGGAACTGTACGTTATTAAGGCGCACAGCGCCTGACGGCGAGGGAAGAGGTAAGAGTGAATAGTGAATAAGTAAAGGAGGAAAGCTTCGCTTTCTTTTATATAAAGGGAAGCGAAGCTTCCTACCAACACCTCTTCACTATTACTTATTACCTATTACCTATTCATGGGAGGAATTTTATGAAAACATGGAAGGATATCAAAGGGGAGATCTTGCGCCTCGGGGCGCAGGGCGAGGAGCGATATACCGCCGCTCCGTCCTTGTTTGTAGAGGCGGTCAACCGCGCCACGGTCATTGTGGCAACCGCCTTTGACGAGCCCTTGCCCGAGCCGTTGACCCCGCAATCGTCCGACGATACGCCCCTTTCCTTAAGCCGTCAGGCAGCGGTAGCGCTGCCGCTTCTGGCCGCCTTTTACGTTTACGAGGACGAGGACGAGCGCAAGGCGGTGCGCTGGCGGGAGGATGCCTATGACCTGATGGGGCGGTTTACCACGAGCAAGAGGGGAAAGGCAGAGGTAAGAGGTCAGAATTAAGAATTAAGAGGTAGCAAACAATGAAAATACCATCTGCATCCAAGCGGGTGAGCGTGGCGTATGAGGCGCTGGGCGGGGTGGATCATGCGACCCAGTCCCGCTACGTCAGCCCCAACCGCTCGCCCGACATGAAAAATATGATCAAGACCTACACCGACGGCTACAGCGATTTTCTGGAGACCCGCCCCGGACGCACCGCCCTGCGGGACTTCGGCGCCGTCATTCACGGCCTGTATTTCTATCGCAATGTCCCCATCATTCATGCGGGTACGGGGCTGTACCGCATCGACGGGGTGCGAATCGGTACGCTGGCCGACAGCCAAAGTACCGGTTTTGTCTTCGACGATCGGCTGTGGCTGCTCGACGGGCAGGAATACTACGTTTACGACGGCTACGCCCTACAGACGGTCGAGGGGTTTGTGCCCACCACCAGCATCGGGCGTGCCCCTGCGGGCGGCGGTACCCTCCACCAGCCCGTCAATCTGCTCACCAACCGCCGCATCAATACCTTCCGCGGCGACGGCACGTCCACCGTCTACGCCCTCGACACCACCGACATTAACGAGATCATATTGATCACCGTCGATGGGTCGGCCGTCAGCAATTACACGGTGCAGGCGGCGGCGGGAACGGTGACCTTTACCACGGCGCCCAAGGCGGCGGCGGGGGGTGACGATAACGT